AGCAAATTCGCTGATTTCTTTTGCTAGAGCGTGTACTACAAACTGCTCTAACTTGCCGAAATTTTCAGAAACTTTTTTACGGTCTCCTTGGAATTCGACTAATTCTCTGCCTAATTGTTTAATAACGAAACCTTCTAACTTCTTAGCATCTTCAGCAATACGTAGTTTGTACTGTGCTTTTGCTTCTGCTAGAGCAGTCTTATCATTGTGCAATTCGGCCATCTCTGCGGCCAATCTTTCGCTTAACATCTTGTCGATTGCTTCAACCATAACTTGTTTGTCATGATTGTACTTCTGTGCAAACTCTTCACGAAGTTCTGCGGTGACTTGGTCGCGATTCTCTTGAATTTTTTGGTTGAATGCAGATTCGACAGCGGTCTTTACGTCCTCTGACATTACACCTGACTCAACTAATTGTTTGAATGCGTCCAACATCAATTTCTCCTCGGGCTTATTTTAGACCTTTAATAATATTCAAGAGTGATTCTTGAAGATATTTCTGGGCCTTTGGATCTTCTTTTACTTCATTTGCTACCTGAAAGGCGCGATATCCACCACGTGCATTCATTAAATGTTCATACACGGGGGTAGGATACGCACCAGGTGCGCTCGGTTGTGCAACTATGTCTACCGTAATAATTTCGAAATCAGATACTCGTCCAGACGAATCGTCAACGTTGCCGCTGCCTCTTGAACTAACACCTAGTTTTACACCGCTTTCGAGCATGGTTCGAATTAAGTTGCCCATTGGTGTAGGCAAGATTTTAAACTTGCCATAACCATTAGGACCTTCCATCCACATGTTTGTTATCATGTGACTTACTCGGTCCAAATTCACTTTTAAATCATCTGGGTGGTCTACTTCACCTAAGACAGAATAACCATTTTGAATTTGATCATTTAGAGTTTTAACCGCACGTTCAATTTCATCAACGGGATATACACGTTGATTAGCGTTACGGATACCACCCTGGATGGCAATTCCTTTTAGATAAAGGTTTTTACCATCTTTGTCGTCCGACTCTAAAACAATGCCGGACTGATCAAAGCTCAGGTTTTCTCTTAGATATGAAATCTTTTTCATCCAGGTTCTCTAATTATAGTTTCTTCAAGAAAGTTGGGATGTTAGCAACAGAGGTTTGACCTGCTTTGTCGCCTGTTCCGGAACCAACTGGTCCTGGACCTGCACCCTTCTTCTCAGCGCCGTGACCCTTAGCAACTTTGCTTAGGGTTTTAACACCGGACTTCTTGCCATCAACATTGTGGATACCACTAGCAAATTTCTCACCAGACTCGGGATTAATTCCTTTGTGTGTCTTTGCTGGGCTTGTACCAGTATTGCTTGCGCTTTCTGTTCCACCATTGTTTAGGTTTTTAGCATTAGCACCGCTAGTAGGCTTGTCGTTGCCCCACTTCATGCGCTGTGTTTCGGCAGCGAAAGGCATTGCTTCACCGGTGTTAGCACCAACCATGTCGTTGTTCTTTCCACCGTTCTTGTCCCAATCGTTGCCTACTTTTTCAGTATATTCACGTGTCATACGACGACCTTCAAATGCTGGTTGACCCATCATTTCCATTTCGTCTTCTTCACCGTCTTCTTCACCGTCTTCTTCACCACCGAATTCAGCACCAGTTTCAGCACCTTGTGCTTTTTCTAGTTCTGCAAAGGCTGCTTCTAATTCTTGGATAGCGTTCTTGATATCGAAAATAGCTTCGTCTTCGCTTTTTTCAGCGCCCATGTCACCATCTTCTTCTCCGGCATCAACATCGCTACCGAAGTCATCAGTAGGATCTCCACCCATTTCTTCGTCGCCAGCTTCCATACTGTAGCTGTCTTCTAAATCAACAGATTCATCTGCTTCTTCATCGGCAGACTCATCCATTTCTTCTTCGTCTTCCTCAGCAGACTCATCCATTTCTTCTTCGTCTTTCTCAGCAGACTCATCCATTTCTTCTTCGTCTGCGGCTTCGTCCATTTCCTCTTCTTCTGCTTCTTCAGCAATTAAATTCTCATAAATTTCTCTAGACTTTTCGACAACAATTTCATGGAATAGCTCATTAGCTTTATCCATTTCTTCGTTAACGATTAGGTCTAGAAGTTGTTCAAACTTTGTAGACATTGCGTTCATCTCCTATGTTAGTTCGCGGCAAGGCTGTGTTGGTATTTACACTAAGGTTTATAAAGATATGTGAAATAGGCCTAAAATGAATCGTTTTAGGCTAAAGACAGAAGAATTTTAGCAATTTTTTGTTAAAATATTTAATTCTTATAAGAAAAAATTAAACTATATGATATTTTAAGCGGCTGCGCCTGCTTCGGGAGGAGGAGCAGCATACATTTTTCTAACTAATGCTAATTCTTCTTTTTGCTCTAATGCTCTTGCATCACCTGCCTTACGTAGATCATTTAACATTCTTAATGTTAATCTTGTCTTACGAAGGTCAGTTGATTTTAAGACACTTGTATCATTGTCCGAATTGTATCGCTGATCATCAGAAATATCTGCTTGCTCACGATCAAAGTAAATGAATTCTCTTAAAAACATGTTAGTATTTATGCTGGTGGAGGGGCTTCTGCAGGCGCTCCTCCCTCGGCAGGAGGAGGTTCAGCAGGTGGTGCAGTGGCACCAGAAATTGCTCCCATGTCTGCACTCATACCGTTTGCTGTAATTCCTGCACCACGAAGCTCTGCATTTGCAGGAAGTTCGGTATCGACATCGACGTTTTCTTCTCTCCAGAGTGTTTCGTTTTCTTGCATTTCTTCTGTAGTTAATCCTAAGAAACGCTTCATAGCAAATCGCTTGCTTAAGAACGGTACCTGGGCAAGCGTTGTGTATGTAGTAACTCGGGCAGTATCCATTTCAGTTTGTCGGTAACTTGCAAAGTTTTGAGGAGGATTAAACTTAACATCAAATATATTGCTGTCTATATTAATACCTTTACTATGTAGATACAATTTAAATTCTGTGTCAAATACATCGTTCATTAGACTTTGTAGACGTTCGCAGTATTTGTTGAATCGTAATTCTTGGATGTATGCTGTTCCAACTCGACCATCATTGAAGTTAGATCCGCCGTCGTCGGCACCAGTAGGTAGATAACTGCTAGGAATGCGTAAAGCCCTAAACAGCTTATTAGTAAAATACTTAAGATCATCAATTTCTCCCAAGTTAGTACCACCAGGAAGAACTTCAACTTTGGATCCGCGACCTTCTGCTGTCTGCGGGAAAAAGTAATCTTCATTGATACTTAATGGATTGTAACCAGCATCGATAACACTTTGGCTTCCGCCAGTTGTACTTGGAATGCGGCGTTGATTAACTTCGTTTTTAACACGCTCAACAAATCCCATAGCCAAGTGGCTTGGCATATTACCAACGTCAATATAGAACACACGACGTTCAGGAGCACGTTGTATACGATAGATAATAATAGCGTCTTCGAGCAATTCTTTTTGCTTGTAGACTTTAAAAATGCTTTCTAACAAACTAGTTCCAAACGGATAGTTGTTGTCCAGTCCCTCACTTAAACTAATATGAATAACATGTCTTGCGTCAATATTATATTGATTTTCTTGTTTAGTAAATCTATTAGAATTAAGGTTAGTAGGAAATGCGCCAACCATACCGCGGCTACCGCCTGCGCCACCTTGACCTGCTGCATAACTGCTAGCGTATTGGCTTCCACCACCCGTTACATTACTTGGATTAATTGCAGTAGAAGCTAATGTTTCGAGATTAGGATTAAAATCACGGATAGAATACTGCTCTGGCTTTTTACCTTCGCTTTCGTTAACAATAATACGATCTACTTTTACTGGGTCAACATACATCCAGCTTTGTGTTTCCGGATCACGAATAAAGAAGCTATCGCCGTATTTGAAAATATTTCGAACAATTTTAAAAATTCTTTTATCAAACTTATTCAACTTTGTCCATTGTTGCATGTATTTGCGAATAATGGTAATTTCAGTAGGAGTTGCTTGTTCTTTAAAAAATACCCGAAACGGAGTACCATTGCTTTCATTAACCTGACTGCAGAATTCTGCAAGAATATCGAGAGCCGCATTTACTTCACTATCTGCATCCATAGTATCATACTGGCCGTACCGTTCTAAACGATTAGGGTGTCCAGAATATACGTCTGGTAGATAGCTTGAATAATTTCTATGTGTGGGATTTGCACGGCTGTCTAACGAACTAGACCCGTTAACTGGACTTAATTGTCCTGATGTGTCGACTAAACTAAAGTATTTTTTCCAGGCCATAATTTAAAATTTAAATAGATCGCCACCTAGAGACCTAGTAGCGTCATGTGTTTTTCTGGTGTACTCTGCTGTTTCTTTCAGATATCTCAACACCTCTGTTGTTTGTTTATTTAACGTAGATAGCTCGCTCTGTAAACTTTCGAAGTGCTTTAACGGAGATACTATCTCTGGCCCAGATTCACCAACAGTTGCTAGTGTTGGAGTAGTAATAATTCCACCATCTGCAAGTTTTGGAGCACTAGTAACTGCATCAGCAGCCTTTTTACCAAGGGCGCCGCCTCCGTAAGAACCTAATGCTCCTCCGATTAATCCTCCGATTACTGTTCCGATAACAGGAACAACTGAACCAATTGCGGCGCCAGCGGCAGCTCCCGCAAGACCTCCAGCAACACCTCCGCCTGTTTCACCTACACTTCCTGCCTTTGCACGTTTGGCTTCTTCTTCGGACATTTCGCCTTTTTTAACTTTTTCATTAATATCGCTAAAGTCACTGTATAGATTTGCGGCTCCGAGTACAGCCCCGGCCGCGCCTCCTAACTTTGCAAATTTACCTGCGGCACTGAGCATTTTGCCGCCTTTACCTGCAAGGCTGAGACCTTTACCAAGGCCACCGCCTCCACCGCCACCGCCCGTTAAAGATGATAGTGCATCTTGTTTGGCTTTTAATTTTTGATAGGCTAGATAAGCAAGTCCTGCTACGATTAATGATTGAACAATTCCATTTAATTTTTCAAATTGTTTCATAACAATGTTAACTGCGGCAGCTAACGGATTAATTACTGCGGTCAGTAATTTAATAACAGGCATTAAAATAGATAGAATAGATTGCGTTAGTTCTTGCATTGCTTTTTGCGCCATTGCTGCATCTTTAGCTTCTGATTCTTGACGTTTCTTTTGTTCTTCTGCTATTTCTCTTCTTTGTTTTTCTGCGGCATCCGCAGTTTCTGTACCCTGTGCTCTTGCTCTGTTAGATTCTTTTGTTAAGTTCATCATTGCCTGAGATGCACCGTCGCTTGAAAAACTTAATGCACCAGCTACACCTGAAAATCTCTTAGATGCTTGTACAGCACCTTCAGTTGCTTCTGCCGAATACCGCATTGTTTCAGCAGCCTTACCTCCCCGCTTACCTACATCTGCCATACCTTGACTTGCTTTAGCAACTTCTGGACTTAATGCTTGCAACTTTTGTGCTGCTTCAGTCATTGGGGGCAATCCCATTGCTTGTGATTTAAATAAGTCTTCTCCTGCTTTGCCGAATTTAGCACTCATTTCAGCAAGGCCTTTATCATAGGCAGCACGTTGCTCTTCGGTCATGCCCATTTTCATTTGCTCATATGCGGCATTGGCGTTGGCTTGTTTTAATGCTTTTTCTTGTTCTTCTCTGCTTTTACCTGTGATGGCCGCAAGTGCATCTAATTGTGTTAGATATTCTGATGCACCTTTTGTAATTGCGGCAGTATTTTGCATTTCTTGTTTTGTTCTTGCGCCAGTGTTTGAAAGATAATTTGCTAGACCTTCATTTACCTGCTCGGATGTATAACCTAGTGCTCTTAAATTATCTCCTGCTTCACTTTTTAACAGTGAATTACTTAACATAGTAAATGATCTTGCACCTTGTTCTGCTGTTCCTCCCATCTTTGCAAAGGATTCGCTGTGGCGTTTCATCATTCCGACAAATTGATCTAACGTCATGTATGTGTTTGCCGCAGCCATTCTCATGTCCGTTAGACTACCGCCGAAACTTACACCGGCATCAGTAATCTTTTGGTATGCCGCTAGGTTCTCTTCTTGAAATTGAGCGACCTTTCTAAACACACCCATTACCATACCGGCAGCACCTGGTAATTTTTCAAATGCCGCAAATAAGTCGCTAGAGTTAGAAGTTCCTTTAATTAGTGTTCCAGTTAATTGAACTATTCCGGATGCAAGGGCAGACAAGTTTGCTTTGGTCTTTGCAATCTCATCAGTTAATTGTTTTTGTTTTTCATTGGCTGCTTTAACTGTAGCAGGATCTACTCCGGCAGCTGCCGCAGTACCAGCAGTTTTTGAAGCGGCGCCCATGCCTCCTTGCGCCTTTACTGCCGCAAGTAATTGTTTTAACGTTGCTTCAGTTGCCGCGTTATTGAGTTCTACTACTTCGTTGCCTATTGATCCGGTGACGTCTGCCATTGTATTTTCGTGG